TGTTTACCAAGTCGTGCTTGCAAAAGGTTGTGGCGGATTACGTTATGATGGGGCAATGCTCTTTTCAAGTGGTGTACTCACAAGACCACAATATGATCGTAGAGGTGCAGCACATCCCCGTAGAGACGTTGAGAGCCGCAAGGTGCAACGAAGACGGTGAGATTGAGGCGTACTACTACGCAAAGGATTGGACAGACGTAAAAGGCAGAAAAGAAACTGCGGTACGCATCCCTGCATTTGGCACGAGTAAGGAAGGATTAGAGATTCTATACATCAAGCCATACAGAGCAGGATTCTACTACTACTCCCCAGTAGACTATCAAGGTGGCCTCCCATACGCAGAACTTGAGGAGGAGATTGCCAACTACCACATCAACAACATCCAGAACGGCCTTTCGCCTTCTATGCTGATTAACTTCAACAACGGAGTACCGAGTGAGGAGGAGCGCAGGAGCATCGAGCAGCAGATTGCAACGAAGTTTAGCGGTAGTTCAAACTCTGGCAAGTTTATCCTTGCGTTCAACGATAACAAAGACCTTGCTGCAACGGTTGACCCCGTTCAGCTATCGGATGCTGCCGAGCAGTATCAATTCTTGAGTGCTGAAGCCACGCAGAAGATAATGGTGTCGCATCGTATTGTAAGCCCTATGCTATTGGGCATCAAGGACAATTCGGGACTCGGCAATAACGCAGAGGAGCTGAAGACCGCATCTACACTTTTGGATAACCTTGTAATCCGACCCAAGCAGGAGATTATCATTGACGGCATAGATATGATTCTTGCGTACAATGACATCAGCCTAAACTTGTACTTCAAGACCCTTCAGCCTTTGGAGTTCACCGAAGACGTAGTTACGCCTATGGATTTAGAGACTCGTGAAGAGGAGACAGGCGTTAAGCTATCAAGCCAAGAGCCGAGCGATGAGCATTTCGATGCTATGTTCGCAGAGCTTGAGATATTAGGTGAGATCATCAACGAAGATGAATGGGAGCTTGTAGATGAAAGACCCGTTGACTACGATGCGGAGCAGGCATTGAGCAAGTACGCTTTTGCATCAACAGGCAGCGCATTCCCTAACGCCAAGAGCAGCCAAGACGGAGTAACGGCTGACGGCAAGAGGTACAAGGTTCGTTATGCTTACGCTCCCGAATCTACAAAGACCAATAGCCGTGAGTTTTGCAAGAAGATGGTAGCATCGGGCAAGGTCTACCGCAAGGAGGATGTGCTTCGTATGGGTGAGCAATCTGTGAACGCAGGTTTCGGTGTAGATGGAGCAGCAACCTATTCAATATGGCTTTACAAAGGCGGTGCAAGATGTCATCACTTCTGGATGCGTAAGACGTACTTAGCAAAAGGCGAAGGCGTAACTCCCGATGTAGGCAACCCCAACGCAGAGGTGAGCGTAAACAAGGCAAAGGCAGAGGGCGTGGTACTTGAGACCAATCCTACAAACGTAGCGAAACGCCCTGTTGATATGCCCAATCAAGGATTTGTAAACCCACGATAAGATATGGCAACGGCATTATTTATTAAAAGAGAAGACCTTGTTCGCAACACCGCTATTGGCGGTAACGTGGACACGGACAAGTTCATCCAGTTCATCAAGATAGCACAGGAGATACACATCCAAAACTATACAGGCACTAAACTATACGATAAGATTAGCAACGATATTATTGCAAACACTTTGGCCAACCCTTACTTGGCATTGGTGAACGACTACCTTCAGCCGATGCTTATCCATTGGGCTATGGTGGAGTACTTGCCTTTTGCTGCGTACACTATCGGCAACGGTGGCGTGTTCAAACACAACTCGGAGAACTCTACTACCGCTGAAAAGATAGAGGTTGACTATTTGGTGAACAAGGCTCGTGATTTAGCGCAGTACTACACCGATAGGTTCATCACCTATATGAGCTACAACCAAGCAACATTCCCTCAATACAATTCAAATAACAATGCAGATGTCTACCCCGACACCGATGCGAACTTCGCCTCGTGGGTTCTCTAAAAAGACCTACGAACCAAAGAAGAGCAATGTCATCAAGTTAAAGAGTTATTTAAAAGACAATGGCAAATAGTATCTCTTGGGGCATCATTTACTGCTCTACTTGGTTTGGCCAAGTGGATGAGACTACTTTATCCATACAGAATCAGTCAGCACCTCCGTGCTTCGCTCCTGCTAATGAGATCGTGGAGCAGTTTGAGACTCGGGTGCTGAACGATGGAGGCACGTTTGAGGGCTTTGATTGTTTGACTGCTGCCTTGCAGGACTTGGGTGAGGACACCTACTATGATATTTTTGATACGTACATACAACGTATGACCGATGACGGAGCAACATTGGAGGGAGAGGACTGCTTAATTGACCAACTATTTATTTTGAATTGATATGAGTTTTTTTGATGACGCAAGTCTGGTAATGATCCCTTCGGGATACAAGAACCAAAAGGTTTACTCGGTGAAACCAACCGATGGTACTGGCGATTTAACCTTCAGCCGTGCCTCAAGCGCCACCCGTGTGGCAAGCAACGGCCTAATTGAAAAGGTGCGTGAAAACTTGATTTTGCAAAGCCAAGATTTTACTACTTCTTGGAGCGCAGCCAGTGCAACCGTTACGGCTAACACTACCGCTAACCCGTTAAATGGAGCTATAAACGCTGACACAATTACGCTTACTGGAGCAACTACGCAGAAGTTTGTAAATCAAGCCTTTGTATTTAGTGGCACCTACACGACAAGCGTATACTTAAAAGCTGGTACGCATCAGTTTGTGCAACTTATGTTGGGTACTGACCCTACGCCATTTGCTAATTTTGATTTAGTAAACGGAACTGCAAGTGCAACTAGCAGCACCGCAACTATTGTTGCTGCAGGCGGTGGTTGGTATAGATGTTCAATGTCGTTTACATCAGTGCTTGGCACAACAGTATTTATTACTGCCGCAGATTCTTTGGCAACCCCTCGCTTTCAGCCAACCGCTTCAACGGGTACATATATTGCGTTCGGATACCAATTAGAAACGGGCGACATAGCAACAGACTACATCGCCACCACTACCGCAGCGGTATCAGTTGGCCCCGTTAGCGGTTTACCCCGTTTGGATTATTTGGGGTCTACTTGCCCTCGCTTGTTGCTGGAGCCGCAGCGGACTAACCTTATTACTTTCTCGGAGCAAGTAGATAATGCTGCTTGGACTAAAGCAGGAACTACTATAACGGCAAACGCTGCGGTAAGCCCCGATGGATATACTAACGCAGACAAACTTGTAGCCGCAGCATCAGCTGGAGATAAATATGCACTTCAAATTCTTACCGTTACCAATGCAGTAGCGTACACCTCAAGTGCTTATTTTAAGGCGGCAGAATATACTTACGCATTTATGCGTTTAGGTGGCGTTGACGGCAACCCTTACGTTATCTATAACCTCGCAACACAAGCGGTTGTAGCCACTTCGGGCTCGATTTCAAGCACAATTACATCAGTTGGAAACGGTTGGTATAGAGTTGCGGTTACAGCCACGCAAACAAGCACCACTCTCGCACCAGTTCTTATGTTTCTTCCATCAACTGGATATACTTTAACTGGAAGTAACATCCCGCAATTTACGGGTAATGGCACAAGCGGTGGTTTTATTTGGGGCGCACAATCGGAGCAGGGAGCCTACGCCACCTCGTACATCCCCACATTGGGAGCGAGCGTTACAAGGGTTGCGGATATTGCTTCTAAAACGGGTATTAGTTCTTTGATTGGGCAGACGGAGGGGACTTTATTTGCGGAGTTTACACGACTGAACGTAGGTAATGCCGTAGTTATGTTCCAGTGTAACGATGGCACAACTAACAACCGAGCGCAGCTTGAAATTGGTGCAACTGGTATCGCCACCACATCGGTATTAAGTGGCGGAGCGGTAAGTTGTGTCATAACTGGTGCAACATTAGCACTTGGCCAAACGCATAAACTTGCGCTCACATACAAAGCGAACGACTTCAAACTTTATGTAAATGGAGTTTTAGCAGGTACCGATACAAGCGGAGCAGTTCCAATTTCAATGAGTCGTATTGACCTTGCATCTGAACTTGGGACAAGTTTTGGCGGTGTTTCTATTTCGCAAATCTTAAACTTCACAACCGCTTTGAACAACGCCCAAGCGATTGAACTAACCGCATAATTCAAGACACGATGAAATTCCTAAAATACGAGTTCACGCCTACCCAATGGGCAACGGCTAAAGCCAAAATTGAAACCACAACTACCAACCCAGAGGGTGAGGTTGTAACTACTTGGAACTCCGAGCTGGTTACGGCAGTCGTTGAATTAGGCTACATCTGCCTTGAATACGGAACGGATGCCGAAGGCAATAAGGTTTGCATCAAGTCCTCACCAAAGTACGCAGTTGACATCCTATGGGCTAACGAGCCTATGGTTACGTCTTTTGCTTCTTACGTGGTATGGCCAGAGCCTTGCGGTATTCACATCTTCGCAGGATGGGAATCAGCATACGAGTCAGAGTACTGCGTTGCTAACCCCGATGCAGCATACTGCCAGCCTCCAGTTCCACCCGTATTTGAGTAACAATGACAAAGGAGTCAGTTGATAGCGTTGTAACGTCTTGGTCTTTGACAGGCACAGGGCTTCTGATTAGTTACGTACACCAAGCCTTTGGTCTTGCGGTGCTTGTTGCCTCATTGGGCTACACCCTATGGAAGTGGCGCAGGGATTATCTGAAGGACAAAGGTGCTAATTGAGCGCATCTTCG